CCAGTTTGCGCCAAAAGATTCCAATAAGTTGCATTTGGTGGAGAGTTATTTGTATTGCCAAGAATGCAAATATATGAAGAACCAGCAAAGCTAACTGCATCATTTAATATGTAGGCAGTAACACTGCTCCAAGCTCCCTTCCATACCATTCCAACAGGGCCAGTTGGCCCTGTAGCGCCTGTTGCTCCAGTTGGGCCAGTAACACCCCTGTCAACGGTTACTGTTTGAGTTGCACGCGCTGCAACACTAACGGTGATGTTGTTTCCGTCAACAACTGTAATTGATAGATTAGCCATATCAATTTACCACTCCATCGCTGCGAACCAAAAACAAAAGAAAAATTATGGAATCATCCGCTGGTGTTGTTCCTACCGCTGGAAAACTTACTTTTATCCGTCCGCTAAAGCCAACGGGATTCGTTGCGTTAATGTCTAATTGAGTGTCAGTGCTAAGAACAGACCAAGTAGATTCGTCAATTATTAAAGTAAACAAACCCGTTGCGTCTACGCGATTAGAAATTGTCAATGCAACAGGTGATGGGGGCGGCGAATAATCAGCAATGTCAAAAGATAGACCATTGCGAGTGTCTGCAATGTTACTTACTTCTCGACGAATAATTGATGCATCAATGGTTGCGCCTGTAAGGTTAACAGCGGAAGTGCCATTGGTAAAAGCTAGATTCCAATAGGTCTTTTGGTTGTATACCAATTCACCCGCAATGATTGGATTGGAAAATCCACTGACCTGAGTCAGTGTGTTTTGATTAAAAATTGCCAAGACGTTCCCCTAACTCGGGTAGTGACGCTCCCCGCGCACTCGCAGGGCTACGAATCTATAGTGTACTTCATTTTTCCATTAAAAGGGCAAGCCGCCCATCAGAAATGAGATAAGAGTAGAAAGAATAGTCAGCATGGTTTAGTCCTTTTTGTAGGGGGAGAATCTTCGCTATGGGAAAGTTTTACGCCAGCCAGCAGCCCAATAAAGCCACCAACAATAGTCTGAAATGCGGGAGATATGAGTTTAAAAATTTCTGCGTTATCCACAAGTGGGTTAAACAGACCAGCCATTAGCACACCAACCATTCCAATAACAACCACACACAGGGTGAAGCTGACCATTAGGGTCACAAAGAACGTAAGTTTTGATTTGATGTCATTCATCTACTTCCCCATCAAAAGTGTTAACCACCAAAAACATAAACCTAGCAGCAGGATTATTAGCGCCCCTGCTATCAACCAAGTCAAAAAATCTTCCCATTCCTCTTGCTTGGCCTTGGTCTTTTTCTTATCCAGTATTTCCTCAACCTTGCGCTTCTGAATAATGTTATTTCTTTCAACCATCAACTGTTGCCACAAATCAGCGTGTCCTGACATGACCATCCAATTGTTCAATTCTCTTTCAGCGTCTGCCAATTGTTTGGCTTGCATTACTATCTCAAACGCTTGCGCTGTATCCGACTTTGCAAATCCGCTTTTAGGTTGGGATGCTGCTTTTTGAACAACATCTTTAGCCTCAAAAAAACGCATCATCTCCCCGCCTATAGCGTGGATGTCTTTGCCCATCTTTATTGCTGCTTGTACCCCTTTAATTGCGGCTTGGGCAGTCGCAAAAGCGGTGATAGGGTCTATCATTTTGCATGAGTTAAAAACGTAAAAACTACGCCACCCATACCCAACAACATTGCTCCAGCCGCATTCATAATGATGCGTTCTATCCGTTTTAAACGGGCATTAATTTGGTCATATCGTTCCGCACAAACTGCTTCGTGCGAATTTAAACGTGCTTCTGTTTCAGTCATAATTAATCAGTTTCTGCATTTATATCGTAAGTACCACCGCCAACGCGAGTTGTGCCGCCAGCATCTGAATAAATATCAATTGTTCCCGCTGAAACTCTTATTACTAAAGAGCCAACAGCGGTAAGTTGAATGGATTGACTAGTTGACAATGAATAAATTGTTCCGCTTGTCATACCTGCTGTTGTAACACCACTTACCCTAGTAATTTTTATCCAATAACTATTTCCCGGCGTACCGCCAATTGGCGTAAACCATTCGGTTGAACCATAACTGATGCTTGGGTCAAGTTTGTCAATAGACCCATTTGGATAAAACGTAATGAGTGCTGTTGTTGGAGAGATATCAGAAGCCTGAGCAGTAGGATTCAAAGAATTAGAAACAACTCCACCAGCAACGGCAGATAAATATCCAAGTGTTCTTGCAGCAAATGTCATGAAAATGCCTTTGCAATTGTTGCGTACCAAAAGCCAGTATCGCTGCGGTATGTAGCAATCAATAAATCTACCGAATTTGCCGCCGTACTTAATACGCCTGCTGTTCCTCCGGGCCACTTAAAAGATGCAGGCCAAGTCATTGTTCTTGAGCCTGTGCCGTCTTGCGTAATAAACCAATTAATTGTTTGACCATCTGCAATATTGCTAAATGTCGGCGCAGTTGTGACGTTAGCAGTAAACGTAGTTGTAAATACGTTGCTTAACGAACAATCAATAGCCATTGCGGTTGCTGAAAACGTAACCGCCGACCTTGCCGTTGCTGCGCTTCCGCCTACAGAAAATGTCGAACCCGTAGACCGCACAATTGCGCCAATTGTGCTGCCGGGTGCAAGCCCTGTAAATGCAGCCGCACCGCTTGCAAGCACCAAAGTATTTGTTCCATACGATGTAGTTCCAGTGCCGCCGTTTCCTACTGCCAATGTCCCCGATACATGGGTTGTTAAAGCAATTTTTCCCCATATTGGCGCTACACCTACCCCCCCCGAAATTAAAGCATTACCCGTTGCAACATCAGATAATGCTGCTAGTGTCGTTGCTCCTGATGCATACAAAATGTCGCCAACTGCATAAGCTGCAAGCCCTGTGCCGCCGTTTGCCGGTGGCACTGCACCTGTCAATCCATCAGTTGCATCTAGCTGACCCGCAGAAGTTAAATTGTTGGCAAGTTGAGATAAGTTATATGATTGTGTCATTATGCTGCTCCATCACGCGCAAAGGTTTGTTGATTAAGTAAGGTTGTATTGTTAGTAAATGCGGTTGCAAGAAGCCAATTTGCTGATGTTGCTGTGTAATCATAACCGCCGCCTTTTATTAATAAAACACCATTTGCATAAATTTCCATAGATAGCGGATTGCTTTCAAATGAATATGTCAAAGCGTTTGCAACTGAATATGCAAGTGTATTTATAACATTGGAACATGGAACGCCTAAATTGTTTTGATTCCATTGAACAACAGTAAAGTTTCCGGTTACTGCCGCTGGAAACCCTGTAAATGAATTACCCGTAATGTCATAATCAATTTCATTTAATTGAGCGCCATTTACATAAATTTGCTCATACCCGCTATTTATTGCCCATGTTGTTGGGGCAAGCGTATTAGCAGCGGTCACAACTTGAGTATATCGGCTAAATGGTCTATACGTTGTTCCAGCAGCGCGGAACCGATAAATTGTTAGCCCTGCTGTTGCACCTGTAATTGTTGTTGTAAACGTGATTACTTTAGTTGACGTATTTACAGTTGAAACAGTGTAAGTTGTTGGCGTTCCAGTATTGCTAAAGCAAAGCAAATCGCCTGCAACAATTTCCTGATAAGGCTCATTTGTATAGGTTATTGATGTGCTAGTGCTTGATGCAATGGTAATGTTGTTTGTTTCATAAAAAACAGAAGTGCTAATTGCACGAACATTAATAACAACAACAATTTCACCTGCTACGCACGCTTGCGCTAAAACAACGGTTGTTGATGTTTCGTTGTATTCTGTTAAATCTAACAAAACGCCATTTCTAAATACAAGCACATTACCAACCACATGAGTGACGCTAAATGATGTTTGTGATGCGGTTGCAGTAAATACTGTTTCTGTATAAAAGAACTCATCTGGTGAGGTAAAACCAACCACGCGACCATAAATATCAATTGTTAATGTTGACACAGCCACGCTTTTAGAATAAACCCCTGCGCCAAAGTTTAAAAATTGAGCCAACGAAACAACCATATTTCCGTTTGTGTTGTTTGTCACCGATAACAACCCGTCTGCGCTCGAAATAGATGTTGTTCCTGTCTGTGTTATTTGCCCTGTTCTTGCGTCAAGGTCAATAAAATTAATTCCATCTGGTAAACCTGACCAAATTGATGGGTCATAAGTTGTTGTTAATGTAGGCACAAATGCACCCGTAGAATTGGCTTGCGCTGCGGTTCCTGCATCAAACGTAATTTTTCGATTTGTGCGATTGGTAAACAACAAATAATTTAATGGTGCAGATGAACCAAACGCAACTGGAGCAATGTACCAAGTGTAATCAGCAGCGCTCGTACTTCCTGTCGTTGTAGTAGTATTTTGCAGTCCGTAATAGGTCAACCCCCGTGGGTTTGTAGAAAAGCCTGCGCCTGCAATGCTTGTGCCATAACGGACGTTTAAGTAACGATTGATGTATTGAAACGTAGTGGGTCGCCATTGCACTAAATTAGATGCGCTAGAAAAATTGCTTTTACCAAGGCTATTTACCATTTGACAAAAGAAATACCAATCGCCTTGTGCAATGTTTGTCAGCGTAACTGTTCCCATGCTTGCGTTAGGCGTAAACGGGTTGCCGTTTGCATTAATTGCAGTAGTACCAGCAAAAATGCGTTGCGCTGCTGATGGGTTGGAATACGGCGAATACCATACCTCTGCATATTGAACAATGCCTGCGCTTGCAGCAGTAATTGTGAGTGTGATAGATGGGTCAACCGTACTTGGCGAAAGTAATGATATTGTTGGCACGGTAAGCGTACCAAAATTTAATGGATTACCAATGCCCGTGTTTGGCGCTGGCGTAAATTGCGTTACGTTTACATCGTCATAAATAGACGGGTTGTATTCCATTAAGGTCAATGATGTAGTAATAGTCCCATCATCTTCAAAATTTTCAACAACTTGACCAATCCGAAAAAGTTTTGATGACCATCCGTAATTGGCATTTGTCATGGTCAAAACATCGCCAGCTTCTAGTTGCAATCCAACGTAATTAACTTTGCATTTAACTTGCAAATCTTCGCGTGCAGCTTCTAAGAATCTATTTGCTAAATATTGAGCGCGAACTGAATTGTTTACCAATGGTAGATTAATAACTTGCTTATTAATAGGTTCATTGGGATAAAGCAATCCGGGATTAATAATTGCTAAATTATATGTAGCAGTTAAAAATGCATCTTGCAATGTGCCATCACAAAATTTCACTTCAGCAATGTTATAGGTGCTTGCAATGTCAATTGGCGTAACTTGAATAGACGATATGATGTTGCTATCATCTAAACTCATTATGCTGGTGTAAGTAGGTTCTTGGACAATTACGCCCCATAGCCCTGTCAATTCGTTGTATCGCAACAGACAATCGCAACAACTTGCCATTGTCTGCAAATTGTTCATAATGACTTGGTTTGTATCAACAACGCCATCAAACCGAAATCTTGTTTGCGTTGCTGATGTGTTGCTATAAGTAGTGTAGGTCATCTGACCGGCGCAATAAACATTTAATGCAGTAAGGCTTGCGGTATCAACAGAAGTTGAAGTAAGCGCTGCGCCGTATCTTGTTGAAACAAAATAATCAAGAAAACAATTGCCGGGTGTATTGCGACTGTTTGTTAATTGAAATTTTGTTTGTTGAATGCCCGTTAAATTAGCGTTTTGATTGTATGTAATTTTTACAATTGCAAACGCGCAATTGGTCATTAATTTTGTGTTGTCCCATTTGTAAGTCAAACTGGCATCCGACATTACAGTAATTGCGCTAGTAGCTGTGTTTGCTCCGTTTGCTGAACCGTTGCGATACAAATAAATGTATAGATACCCGCTAATAGTTGTATCTGACAAACCAGTTGATTCATCTAACAAACTCACAACTTTAGTTGTGTCTGCTCCATCAAATACGCATTTTCGGCCACCAAAATAAATATCTCCAAACGTGATGGTGTCAGCGGCTCCAATTGATGCAGGGTCGGTATTTGTAACTTCGCTTAACGCCAAAACGTAATACAGATTTTGATTGTCCGTTGTAATAGACAAGTCTGTAATAATGCCGCCAACCCACCCTGTACCATAAACAATAGGTAACTTATTGTCCGTTGCTGGCGCTACTTGTTGCGGGTTGCCGGGGTTTGTAAAATCAATAGAATTGTTGATTGTTGGCGAAAATGCTTTGCTAATAATTGATGACGCAACAATATTAATAGCAAATGCAACTGCTTCAAACAGGAAAGTACCTGTTGCAATTGTTGTAAACGCATAAACAATGATTGAGCCGACCATTACAATTCCTTGAAATACGTTTTTTGCATTAACTTATAACCGCGCTTTTCGTAATTAATTGTAGGCGAACTTGCTATTAAAGACGTACAAATAATTTGCGCTCTGCCGCAATCTAAAAATTCTTGAGCAATTGTGTCAAACGCTTTCCACAATCTGCCGCCAACTGTTCCTTCACGATAACTAGGATGCACCCACCATGCTAATTCGTGCAATTCGCACACTGTTGGACACCAAACATTGTTAATTACCATTGCGGCAATAAATCCTCGACAATCTTGGTCTATTAAAATAAAACCGCGCCCTGCTATTAAACTGCTCATTAATTCTTCAATGTGTCGTTGATTGTGCAGGCTTACATCTTTTAGCGTATCCATAGGCGCTTCCGCAACATAGCCACGCATCATTTCTATTAGCGCAGGCATATCAATTGGAGTTGCTTTGCGAATCATATTTAACGTGTTTCGCGTCTTGGAGATGTTGGCGCAGTTGGTGCTTCGGTAACTGCTGCTGGCGATGGCGTTTTACCAAACGCATAATTTATGCTTGTAATAAACGGAACACGATTCATTGACGTATCTGTCGATGACCATGTTTTCCAAGAATTGTCGTTTGTGTATCTGCCTGATGTGCGGTTTTGCAATATCAATTGAAAATTAGCAGCAGAGATTGCCACTACACCAACATAAGCACGGGCTTCTTCCATCCATTGCTCAGAAATAGTAAAAGAGTTTACATAGCCATTAAAGTATTTATAAACGCCAGTACCCCCACCAGAAATGATTAGCTGATTGTTGCTATCAAAAAAAGCGTGCCACAATTCTATTTGTGCGCCTTTAATGTTTGAACCAAGCACAAGCCCTAGCATTGCAGTGTCAATACCTACCATTGTGACGGTAGTTTCATTTGCTGTACTTTTAATGTCCCGTTGAATATTGCCAACTTTTACTAACTGACCAAGTGCAGTAAATGGCGTAGCTGAAATTGATGGAATTGTTATTGGCGTTGGTGTTGTAGCAAAATAATATATTTCATTAGCAGAAAACGTTAAACGAAACAAATCCGCATAACGAATTATGTTTGTGCTAGTTACTGGAGGAATAACATTCACAGCACGACCTCCATCGCCGTAAATGGGCCATCCCATGCAACAAAACTATCGTTGGTAATTGGCACTAGGTTGTAGGTTGGGTAATCTCTAACAATCACGCAAAACGTAATGCCTGTGTAGGTGTTGCCACCTAATGCTACTGTCGTTCCGTACTGCCCGATTACAGGCGTTGTAGTGCTTGAAACAGTTGTAAGCAGCGATCTATGCACAGGAATGTTTACCGTTGAGCCTGCGCCCCTCTGGACGCTTGCTGTGGCAATGTATGCGTAACGGTCTATTTGGATAAAGTCGCCTGCACGCACAATGTACGCTGTTGATGAAATAGAAGGCAAGCTACCAAGCACAATTGTTTTTGCAGCAGATGAAGTTTGAATTAAAGTAGCGGCAATTTGCCCACTTGTCATATCGCCGCCGTAGGCAATGTAATTGACCCATCCTGTTGAGGCAAAAGTTAAATACTGCTCCGTTATTCTGTCTGCTACCCGCAATGCAGATAACACTGATTTGCTTTGCGAATACAGCAAATAATTCATTGGCTTTAGCACAAATCCAAAAGGTTGTACCGTCAAAATTTCAGACGTACTTATTCGCATATTGCGGGACAACATCTGCCCTGCAAACTTGTGGTCATTAATGCCGACAGATTCAGCAATAGAAAGAATAGTTTGAAGGCTCATATTTACCTTGACATTGGAATGCTACGGTTAGCCGATTGGTAAGTTGCCCAAACTGCCTGCTTATTTTTTGCTAAAAACTGAACTCCGCTTTGCGTATCAATAGCGTTCATACTTGCAATGTATGGCCCATTGTAGTTAACAGTTTGACCGCCGCCCATTGCTGCAAGCTGATTATTTGGAATAATAGTTCCCGCAGTCTTTGGTACAAACAACTCAGGGCCACGCTCACCAACCATTGAAGGTTGATTAACAGGAGGATTACCACCATCAGCAAAACCTAAAAAACTTGTAATCGTGGAAAATATTCCTCCAGCATTGCCAGCCATGTTAAACATAGCTAATGCTTGTTTCTTTAATTCTATTTTTAATAATTCTTGCAGAATTCTTTTAGTAAAGTCCTCAAAAGAGGATATTCCTTTATCAACAAAATTATCAATAGCATCAGACATACTTTGCCATACAACATCATTTATTGCTTTTAATTCTTTTAATTTATCACCAAGTTGAATAATATTAACTGTTGCATCACGTTTATCTTTTGCGTCTTGCTTCATTTTAGCAAGCGTTGCTTCATTATAAAGACCGCTTTTTTCTAAGTCTCTTATTTCACGTTGATATTGGAGTTCTGCTTCTGCAATTTTTACTTTCTTTTCGCTAAACCCAACCATCTTAATTTGATTTTCAAGTTTAACTTTTTCAATGTCAGATGCTTCTTTTGATTTAGCATAAAAATCAACATCTTTTTGAACTCTTTCATAAGTGATTTTAATTTCTTCATCAGCTATTTTTTGACGATCTTCTTTTTCTTTTATAGCAGCATCAATATTTTTAATTCGTGATTTTTCATAAAACGCATTTAATTTTGCATCTCTTATTGCTGCTTCTTTTGTCATTTCTGCAATAAACAATTGTGTTCTTGCTACAACAAAAGCTGAATCTTTTTCAGCAATATCTTGATTATATTTTGTTTTTATCTCTATAAGGTTAAATGTACCTTCTTCAATAATCTTATGTTCTTCATCTTGCCATGACATTAATTCTGTATATTTAGCAACTCTTTCTGCTTTTGCTGCATCTTGATAAAGATTAGTTTGTTGTTTTAATAAGTCTTTTAATTTTAAATTAAACTCATTTATTACTTGTATTGTTTGAGCATTTTTTAGTTGTTCATATTCCTTTTGGAATACTGCTCCTTTGCCTTTAATATTTTCTTGGTAATCAGCATTTATTTTTTCTTTTGCAAATGCAAGTTCTTGGTCAAGTTTTAACAATGAATTATTAGTATTCATTGCGTTGGCAAGACGCGCAGCACGATCTGCATCAGCAATTTGTTTTCTTATTTGACTTGCTTTATCTGCACCACCAGCTTCGGTGTAAGCTGTAATTTTGTCAGATTCTTCTATAGTTTTATCACTACGATTTTTTTCAGCAACAAGTTGATCTGTTAATTGTTGTTTCTCTGCTTCAAGCCTAGCCAATTCTTTATTAAAGTTTTCTGGATTTAAATCTCCGGGAAATCTTGATGTTGGAGCGCCTTTTTGTCTAAGACTATTTATCGTAGTTTGTAATCTAATAATTTTTTCTTCTGCGGCTTCCGCTTTGCCCATGCCTTTAACGCCATCCCAAAAATCACTAAAGAATTTTGTTGTAGCTTGTAAAGCTGTATCAAGATAACCAAGTTCACGTTTTTGTCTATTAAAACTTTCATTTAATAAATCAGTAGTTTCTGTTATAGCTTTTTGTTTTTTGCCTTGAGTATTTAATGCTTCAATATGCTTATATTGTTCAAGCGTTAAAAAATGGAATTGATTGTTTAACTTTAGCGCAGAAGATGCAGAACCATCCAAAGATGGTATTAATTTTTCCGCTGCTTGTTTGCCAGTTAAATCAGCTAGTTCTGCATATTTTTCAATAACTGTTGCAACAGAACTAAATGTTTGTTTTGTAAATTGCCCTGACGAAATCATGGCACTTAAAATGTCTTTTACTTGTCCAATAGATGAACTAGATGAGGAACTAATAACCCGCGCCATTCCTTGGAAATCATTTGCACTCATTTGTGCATAATTTCCTGTAAGCAAAATAGTCTTGTTTAACTTATCTACTTCTTCTCTACCTTGGTACATACCAATGGCAAGAACGCCAAAGCCTGCCGCCATTGCGACAACTGCGCCTGTAGTAGTAAACAGTATGCCGCCCAACATTCTGAACATTGGGACAATGCCACCCATTTGGTCTTTTAATTGACCACCTTGCTGTATTGCAGCAATTAAAACATTTTGCCCAGACGCAATTTGTGTAACAAAGTCTGTTGTTTGATACATCAAACCTTGTTTTTGCCACTCACTCATGCCGCCTTGGGCTTTAGAGGCTTTTTGTGCTGCGGTGGCTGAAGCAGCTACTTTGTCATAAGCAGCGGCCCGCTGAAGCAACTTTGTCTTCATTTCATCAGTGGCAAATTTCAATCTGCCACCAGCAATCTCGCGCTCAATAATTGCTACTTTTGTAAGCGTCTTTCCATAATCTTCTGTTGCATACTTTAATTCTGCAAGCATTCCTACAGAAGAATTTGTATCACGCTGTATTTCTCTAGCAAGTTTTTTGTTTTCTGAAATTGCTTTATCAATAGACGCGCTAAATTCTGCTGTGTCTAGCCCAAGGACAACGCCTAGTCTTGCAATGTTATTAGATGCCATTATTTTTTCCTTCGACGGGACAATTTAGCCGCATACGCAGGGATTATAAAAGCCAATCTGTCTTTTAGGATTTCTAATACTGCATCTGCTTTAGTATCTAAGGCGGGACGTAAAAAAGGACGTTTTCCCATTTTTGCTGTGCCAAATTCGTTGGCAAGCGATACAGCGCTTTTCTTTACCGATACTACAGCAATGGCGGCATCTGTATCGTTTACATAGCCTGATTGTTTATCCTTGCTGTTTGGAATCCTAGCGTCAATACGCAAAGTTTCCCTCATGTGAATTTGAGTAGTGTTATTAGGGTCAAAATGCGCCATTGACTGTGCCGTGGATAGCACTGGCTCCATTGCGTCTTTGGCGGCTTTTACAAGGGTATTCCTTGCAACCAAATCAGAACGAAAGCCTTCCCCTAAAGCCTTTAATTGCGCTTCAAATTCAGCAAACCCTTCAAGTTTGAATGATCTGTTGTTTGGAGCGTAATCAGACATCTCATTCTTTCAGAAACTGTTCGGCTTCAGGACGCGATAGCATAAACGCTAACAGTTGGTTGTTTAGCAATTCTTTCTTATCTTCGTCTGCTGGCGGCACAATTATGTAATCGTGCAACGATGGCAAAACATCTTTTATCGTAAATGGTTTTGTCGTGCTTTTTATTTTGGCATTTAAATTGCCTGTGGTCAAACAACTTAACGCCAAAACAATTGCTTTGTTTCCTATAAACCCATCACTCAAAAGAATTTCTATATTCCTGAAGTCTTCTGAATTTATTTCATCGGGGCATCCACCGTGAGCCAAGATATAAGCCCTAGCCTGTAAGCGAATGTCCCTTATTAGTTTTTTCTTGCGTCCTTGTACCCCGGCTGAATAGCCTCAGAAATCTTTTCTAGGATTTCCATCTGCACTTGAGTGGGCCACTCAGCATCAATTTCTTCGTAAGTAATGTCTTCTAAAGAACCGTTTGCTGGAACCAACAATTTGATGTATTCAAGAACTTTATTCTCTACACTCATTACTGTTCGTGTCAAAGCCTTGATTGAACGACCATCAACCATTACATCATCTTCGGTAACGGTAACGCCATCAATAGCTTCCTTTTTAAAAGGCGCTGCCATCTTTTCATAGCGTTCTTGGAATTTTGCGTCATCTAGTTTTGTGATGCGCTCTTGCAAAGCGTCCATTTCTTTTGTCAATGGAACGCGAACTTTAAATTCGTGATCTGCAAGCGTAAAAGTTTTAACACGCAAAGACTGCGAATCGCCAAATGCTGAATTTAGTTTGCTCATGTTTTATCCTTTAATGATCTTGTGGTAAATCTTATTGTTTAACTCTAATGCATAAGTAACAACTTCTTCAGGAGTCATCTTGTCCGCATGATGGCGTGCTATCTCATGTGCAAGGGTAACCGCAGTCATCCTTTGTTGGTGAAACCCAAACCAATCTTTACGCGATTCAGATTGGGTTACCAAAAATCCTAATAAATCATTTGTGTTTTGTATTTTTGTTTCCATGTTTTATTCAGTATTTTCTTCATTGTAAGGATTGTACTTTGCCAATAAACGCAAAGCCACACCATCAGCAGAATCTTCATCAGCGCCAGCCAACGCTTCATAAACTTCCCTAGCGTCCACCGGCAAAAACCTAGCCACAAGGTCAAGATCTTTGTCCGTGGACACTAGCAAATCGACTGCTTCTTCAAGCCACATTATGTGTTGCTCCAGCCATATTGTCCACCACGGGGATGGATGGTAAACGTGCATTTTGCTTCTGCACCCGGCTGTGCGTCAATTTGAAACTGGCTGCAACGACCATTAAACGCATAGGCAATAGTGGTAGCGCCGCTGACTGCTGCAACTACAAACGTGCGATCAACAATGCCGCTGTACGCATCGCCACGAATCAGCAAAAGACCCGCATCAGACGGATTCCATGCTGCGGTAATGGTCATGCTAGTTGGTGCGCTTTGCGTTGGTATTTTGTCGCTTTGGCGTGCGCCTGCAACCATGAACGATGCAACTGCATCATCTTGACCAAAGGCGGGTACTGCTTCCACGTTTAATTGCGTTCCAGAACCTCCTGTGCCGTTTGCTGCCGTGCCAACAATCGTAGCAACTTGCGCTGCCCAAACTGAAAGATTTGCCGTGGTTAAAGGTGTTGGCGTTGCTCCCGTTTGCATGAACA